CTTTATACTTAAGCGCCGCTATTTTACCAATAGAGTTAATAGCACGACTGCCCATCCGTTAGGTAAGGCAGGCACGCCCTCTGTAGGGAACGCGAAAATATCAATAAGATACTCGATTCACCCCTGTAACCCCGGGAGGTGTGAATCAATTGACTTAGAGAAACCCGAAAATCTAAGCCCGACGAGTACACCGATTAAACGGTGTCTATTGGTAGCTCAACTCCGACGTACATCGGAGGAACTGAAATAAAGAATGAAAAATCACAATCATCTGCTCCTGCTCGATACAAAACTGTAGGATCTGTAAGAGGCTGAGGCGTTAAAGCGACGTCACTCCTACCTGAATACCAAATCACAGAATTTGATTGAACAGCACCGGAAGTAACAAACGGATAGGATACAGATATTGAGTGCTCATGATTAACACGAGCTTTTATCGGTAAGTACTGTCCTGTTTGTACCTCTAGCACCGGAGGCGCTGAATTGACACCTCCCTGTACATAAGGATATCGAAGTTTCGCATATCCTAATGATCTAGGGAACCACCCTGCAGCAGTAGAGTTAGTAGAGAGTGTAGTGAGAGTCTGCGACACATCACCAAGTAAAGTCATAGATCTAGCACCATTGTCCATAGATGTCTTAACTCGTACTCCTCCTCTAGAATAACAATACATTTGCGCGAACAAAGCATAATTGTCTGCATAGAAGGCAGTAGAAGGTAAACCATCTAAAATCAACTTACTGTAACCATATGGGGCTAAATACCCATCGGTAGTAGGGGCTGTGTACCCTTCGTCATGTCGGACTAAGGGTTGAGCCCTCTTAAGTAGTGATCTAAAAGACATAATTCTTTCCCCAACACAGACGGTGGAGGGGAGAATAGACGGTTTATGTTCTTTCATACCCCCTAGCGCAGACTGAGGCTCCAGTTCAAGAGTAATGACAGGAGTAATGTCAGAAGGTAAAGCCAGCAAAGTGTTAGGGACAGCAAATTCAGCATCTTCCTCCATATAGGACTCCACGAGCACATTTATAGAGGGCGAAGCTGAAGAAGGTGCGATCAAAGGATCGACAACTCTAACTGATATTCGCCCGAATGATCTCTCCCAAAAAGGTTTGGATAGATCGCACGACTTATAAGGTTGCTCAGCTATGTAGGGCACCTTAAACGTATACTCTAGATAATCACCTATGTTAATGATATCTCGATAAACATAAGGGCCATTTTCGTTGAGCACTGATATTCCCTGTGCATTGGTGCTATACGGTTGGAAAGCTATTGCTATACGCCCAGCATGAAATTCAGTTTTAACAAATTTAAACCTGAAACAGATTGTTCCTCGCCAATACAGAAATTGCGAAGCCACAAATTCAGCTGGAGTGTAATAGGTAATGGGCACTCCTGAAGCATTCAGAATAGTCTTGGGAGCAGCCACACCTTGTATAGTAAATGGCGAAGCTTCAAAGAAAGCTAACGGAAAATCCTCAGCAAAACTAGTGTCAATGAGAAAATTCTTGACATATGCTGGAACACCAGCTATGTAAGCTAAACTCATCTCGTCCTTAGATGTAGGAGACATACCTGGAAACCTAGCAACTTCATTAGTAGAATACGCTGTTAAGGTGAATGAAGCATCTGCGCCATCTACATTAGTAGAATATGCTGCATTAGTTTCTCTCACCCTGGTAACAGGGTTCATCATAACAGGCTTAGACCATCCGAAAACTTGCGCAACAGAAGTAGCTATATTGGCAGCCCATCCCAAAGGAGACATGTATGTTCCAATAAATGGAACTACTTCTAGAATCTTCGCAGCTTTAGCCACTTTAGTGGTAACAGCTGAAATGGGACCAATATTAGCTGACTCAGCCTCTTTCTGTGAATCCGAAATGCGTCCTTTCTTCTTCCTGACCGTTGTCATCGCCGACTGCGCTTCAAGCACTGGGTTAAGTAGAGCATAGTTCTGCCCAATGAGCTCAACATCTTCAAAATGTGTGAATACTGCCCACTTAGCTTCTAATGCTCCATCAACAGTGTTTAAAGGAGAATAAGGTGACATCCTTAAGACGTACCAGCATCTTCCAGCTTTGTTGAGAGAATCAAACTCGTTGAAAGGGTAATAATCAACAGCAGAATTAAAAGGTAAACGAATCGTAGCAGACGTTTCGGTATTGAGATCGAACTCCACGCGCGGCAATTGCGTACGCGTAGTAAGCGACGCATAATGTGCGTTAGCGTGTTCTTCAGTTTTACTGTTCCAATAGCTGCCACCACACGGG